TATGGGAGTATATCATTTGCTTCACTAATCATAATGTCCATTTCTTCAAGCCTATGAATGGAGCAATCAGAAAAGACAGCAGAAGTACGCAAATGTTCGGTACAGTCTTCACGTATCTAGGGCAAGATGAGCAACGCTTCATTGACATCTTCTCACAGTTCGGCACCGTGGCGCGTCGTGTGAGCAAGCCCAAAGAGCGGCCCGTCAATTTCTCACTATGGGAGGATGCCGTATGAAAAGACGTTTGCTCATTGCCCTGGTGCTGCTTCTGCTCCTGGTACTGCTCATTATTGGTATCCTCTACGCATCAAGACCATCTCACCCGAACCCGACAACGCCAACCGTCACACCAACCGTTATGCCAACACGAGTCACACCAACTCATCCAGCAACGCCAATCGTGACGCCAGAAAACGGAAATGGGTGATATATGAGGGAGGATGGATAGAATGAAATATATCGAAGCTCCACAGAGGTATCAAGGGAACAAGATAAGCCTTTTTCTTGCAGGCGGTATTACCGGCTGTCCAGACTGGCAAAAGGACATGGTTATGAGATTACAGGATGTGTCACTTGTTCTTCTCAATCCACGTCAGGTGAATTTCCCCATTCACGACCCATCAGCAGCAAAGAAACAAATCACCTGGGAACACACCCATCTTCAAGAGGCAACGGCTATTGCTTTTTGGTTTCCTTGTGAAACACTTTGTCCAATTGTTCTCTATGAACTTGGGGCATGGTCTATGACTCAGAAAAGGCTTTTCGTTGGTGTTCATCCTGAGTGCAAGAGGATTCAGGATGTATACATACAAACGAGTCTTGCCCGTCCTGATGTGCATATTGTCACAAGCATAGAAGAGCTTGCACAACAAATTACGAGGTGGCTCGATGAGTAGACGGCGCAATCGCTCTCAGAGGCAATACAACGAAAAGGCCGACCCGAATATTCAGGTCGTCGTTGCGAACCAGGGCGTTGCTACACCTGCCACCATGCCGCGCAACATGCGTGCCTACATCCAGGAAGGCTTCCGCTCAAAGACCGTGTATCGGGTCGTCGGGCATATCGCGCGAGCTGGTGCTGGTATCAAGTGGAAGCACTTTACCGACAACACGAAGCAGAAAGAAGTCACCAGTTCCGACCTGATGACCCTCTGGAATACACCCGCGCCCAAGACATCGGGCAGTCAGTTCAGAGAGGCCATGATCGCCTACTACTGCTTGACGGGTAACTCTTACATACTCGGCATCAATGCCCGCCAATCACCTGGTAGCACGTTTGACGAGATGTACAATCTGCGGCCCGATCTCACCAAGATCAAGCTCGACGAGAATGGCCCCCTCTATTATGAGTTTGGTAACTTCTCCCCGCCGCGCCGCTATGCAGACCCGTTCGTGATGCACAACAAACTCTTTGCTGGTAACGACGACGTGTATGGCATGTCACCCGTCGAAGTAGCAGCTATGCTGGTTGATATTCAGAAAGCAGGCCAAAAGTGGAACCTTGGTTTGCTCTCCAATATGGCGCGACCCGGTGGCGCGTGGGTCACTGATGCCTTGTTGGGCGATACGGAATATAAGGGACTCAAAGAGGAGATACGCAAGAAGTTTGCGGGGCCAAGGAATGCTGGTGAAACCGCTATCCTGCACGGTGGCGTCAAATGGCAATCCATGAGCATGTCACCAATGGAGCTCGATTGGATTGAGAGCGACACCAAATCAGATCGGGACATTGCGGGCATCTTCTTCAACTTCCCCTTGTTCTTGTTAGGATTGGCTGACTCAACCTATAGCAACCAGGAAGAAGCGCGTTATGCGCTCTACACTGAGATTGTGCTGCCCATCCTGGACATGTACGAGAGTAGCTTGAACATGTGGCTCACGCCGCGCTACGGCGGCGGCTGGCTTGGTTACGACCCCAAGGACATCGAGGCCATACAGCGACGGTTACAAGAGTCACAGGGGCTGGCGTCAGATCGCGCCACCGCAGAGTTCGCCGCCAGTACCATCACCTTTCACGAGGCCAGGGAAATCCAGGGCAAGCAACGGCTGCCCGTCAAGGACTTTGTGATTATCAATCAGGTGCCGGTGCATGTCGATGATCTGGACGACTATATCGCCGCCATGAGTGGCAAGACCATCAATCCACCACCACCGCAGTTGTTACCTCCGGGCCATGTGACCGTGACCCCTGTGGATAACAGTGGGGATAACTCTGGGGATAACGTGGATAACCAAGCAGGCAGCGATAACGCACCACCACCACAGAAAAGCCTGGATGAAGCGAAAAAAAAGCCTGCACAGAATAACCAGGACAGTGAGGACGATATCTATGGACTATCCACAACCCAAGCTGTCGCCGCCGCGCTTGCCGCTTCACGCGCACAGCGACAACGCGAATGGCAACAACATATCGATGCTCAAATCGCCGTGCTCGTTGATCGACAAGTGACGCATTTACGGTGGGTCTGTGATGGCAACCCCTGTCCTATCTGCACAATGAACTGTGACCAGGTTGTCGAGGTGGGTGAGGCCTTCCCTAGTGGAGACCTCTTGCCAACGGCCCACCCGAACTGCATGTGTGATGTCGTTGAGATGAGTACCGCGCAATTCGGCGTAGCTGGCCAGGATGTGCAACTTGACAGAAAAGACGGGGATGAGGACGAAACCAGCGAGGCATTGAAGAAGTACGTGAACACACTGCCACAACTGGCCGTCACCAGAGAGCAGTATAGAGAGTTATTGAGGGCAAAGAGATGACCTGGGCACCTGTATGCACACTCCCCATCATATACCGACCTGAAGATGTAGAGCAAATGGAAATACAATTGGAGCTACTCAAGCAACTGGAAGAAAAGCAAGAAAGGTTCTTGATGCTGTTTCAACCCAGGGTCGCACAGTGGCCGTGGTTCAGTGATGTGCTTTTTGACAAGATACTCAAGCTTGTCAAAAAGGAAGCGATCAAGGAAATTGCAAGAGTTGAGGGAGATTTACAATATGCGAAGGAGCAATTAGGAGAGGCAAAACGATGACAGAAGAGAACGGAACCGTCACCTTGAAAACAGAGCAACCACAACAGACCGCGCCGCTTGCACCTGGACAGGTTGGCTTGAACATGCAGATCAACCCGCAAGGCGTTGTACTCTCGTTTCCAGTCAATCTTGGCATTGACAACGAGACGATGGGGCAATTGGTGAGGGCATATCTGCAAGCGCATCCTGAACTCATGCAAGAGATCGTGCAGGAAGCCATCAAGCAGAAACAACAGGAATTGTCGATCATCCAGTTAGTGAAACAGAGCAGAACGGATTGAGGGAGGCAAAGAGATGACAGCACAAGAACTAGCACAGCGCATCCTGGAGATCGCGCACAAAGCCTTGGAGCAAGAGAAGCATAACGTCGTCTACATCGGTGATACCTGCGATGCCAAAGTAGGGCTTGAGGACATTGTGAAGCTCTGCGAGGACGTGCCGGAAGATCAAGAGGCGTTCAAGCAGTTTGAGAAGAAGAAGGTGAGTCATGATACCAAAGCCGCGACTTGACATGCGATTGATCTACCATGATGGGATGAAGAAAGGCGCAAGTCTCGCTGATTGCCAGTGCCGTTCTTGTCAGAAGTGGCGCAAAGAATTGTATGCACAAGGCAAAATCACCGCACAAGAGGCTGGTATATCTGACGTGAAAGATGAACCCCTAGGTGGAAGAAGGTGAGTCATGCTAAAAGGGGTTAAGTTCGCTTCTCAAGCGGATTTGTGCTATAATATAGGGAGAAATATTGAAGCCCTCGCGGTGCTGGAAACACCCAGGGCTGTACATCTGGTTAGGAGATGCACCATGAATACTATACCACCATCGGCAGGTATATATAAAATTACCTGCGCCCCTACCAAGAAAATCTACATCGGGAGCGCTGTTAATCTACAACAGCGTAAAGCTACACATTCCAGTGATCTTCGTCTCAACAAGCATTGCAACGCATACCTACAAAGAGCATGGAATAAATATGGTGAGCGGCACTTTACGTTTGAAGTGCTTGAATTGGTGCTTATTCCTGAACTCTTGACGGCACGAGAACAATACTGGTTAGATACCCTTCGACCGTTTGGCAAAAAGGGATATAATCTTGCCCCTATAGCAGGTTCTACCTTGGGATTGAAGTTCTCACCTGAAGCACGTGAGAGAAGCAGTCAAGCCAAATTGGGACATAAACATACTCCCGAGCGCATTGAGAAGAATCGTCAGGCACAGATGGGTAATAAACGTGCTCTCGGATATAAGCATGCACCAGAGGACGTTGAAAGGATGCGCCAGTCCAAGCAGGGTAAGAAGAATACGCTCGAACACAATGAGAACATACGTCTAGCCCGCATTGGTCTAAAGTTCTCTCCTGAGCATCGGGAGAATATACGCCGCGCTCGCAGTGACCAGAAACCACCTTTTCTCGGGCGCAAACATACCCCTGAAACCCGTGAGAAGTTAAGGCAATCTCTACTTGAAAGACAAAGAGATGAGAAAGGTAGGCTCACATGATAGCACCAAAGATAAAGAAGAGCATTGAATATAAGGCGATTGGCAGTGAGATTAAGGCGACGAGCGAAGGAATAGTTGAGGGTTATCTTAATCGAACAGGGATAATCGATAGCGGCGGTGATAAATCACTCCCTGGCTGTTTTAAGAAAACACTTGCAGATAGCTATGCGAGAAAAGCTCAGCAATCACTCGACTACCTTTGGCCTTTTTTATACAATCACTCATACGCAGAATTGCCCGTGGGAGGCATTTTTTACGGCGAAGAGGATAGAAAAGGCCTTTTCATAAAAGTTCAGATGAACATGGATATCCAATCGGGACGGGAAGTATTTGCCAGTTTCAAAAATGGCACGCTTTCTAAATTCAGTATGGGGTACAAAACTGTTTTAAGTGACTGGGAAAAATTTGAGGGACAGGCTATCCGATTGCTGAAGGAAGTCGCGGTGATGGAGGGTTCATGTGTTGTTTTCCCCATGAATGACGAAAGCATCGCCACGGCAGTTAAGAACAATAGGAGGTATTTCATTATGAATACCAAAGGAACTACAATGGACATTCATTCCAAGGACTACGCAGAAAGCCTGATGCAGACCAATCAATCGGACTGGATAAGCGACCTGTGGAACCTGTGGTATCCCCTGCGTAACGAAATCTTGACGGCATTCCAGACAGGCGACACCATCGAGCAGGACGTGCAAAGTGCGCTCGCGCAGTTCGCGCCCGCTGTGCTTGCCTATGTGCAGCATGGGATTGAACTGAATATGACCGATTGCTTGCAACCATCCGACGATGGCGATAGCGGCTCCATGCCCATGATGATGTCAAGTGACGACAACCCTGAGACCAAAGACGTGAAGCTCCTCTCAGCAGCCAGCCATGCCAAGATGATGAAGGCGGTTGGTGGCCTGGAAGGCCACGTGAAAGAGTTGAAGAGCGAACTTTCGCGGCAAAGGGCCAATGCCCTGCAAGGATATCAGGTCTATTCAGGCAAGGAGCCGCCAGAGCAGAAAGAAGACGATGATCAGGAAGAGGATGAGACTGAGCAGAAACAAGAGGTTGTCGAGGATATCCATAGCGTGCTGCATGATCTCACGCTGCTGCTGAGTGCTGACAACGCTAATCGTGGCGTGTAGTTTCCACATATGTTATACTACGAGTAACAACTCAGTGGGCCGTCACCTGACACCCACGCAATAATGAACCGAACCGATGAAGCCGGGACTTCGAGCACCCACTTCTGGATTGACAGTCATTCTGTCCAGAAGTGGAAGCTACAAAACAAGAACCTCCTTTCTGGACAACCAGAAACGGAGGCTTTTTTATGAACGAGGAAGTGAAAGAGCTTGTAGAGCAAATTCACAAACTGAACAAACACCTCGACGAGCGCGTCAAAGATATGGAAGATCGGCAAGCCAAGACCGAGACGAAGATCAGCCAGGGCGGGCCGGTCGCCGCTGAAGCACGCGCTGAACTCAACAAGATCAACGAGAAGATCAGCGGCGAGATCAAGGCGTACCGCCAACTTGTGCTAGAGCAAAAAGAAGCGATGCTTGCCATGCAGCGCCCGCCTCCCACGAACGGGTATCGCGGCTCTTCATCTGGCTCCTGGAAGCCAGCCGCTACCAAAGCCATTGAAAAATGGTTTCGTAAAGGTGGCGACGTCACCGCACTTACGCACGAGGAACGCTCTTACATCGACTTCAACCACATGAACTACGACATGTATACCCCCGAGCAAAAAGTCATGGTGAGCGCAGCCGCTGACCTGGGTGGTTTCTTCGCAGGAACCGATTTCTCGGATAAGTTCATTCAGAAGTTGTTCCTGATATCACCCTTACGCGCCTACGCCGATACGCAAACCATCGGCGGCGAGAAGTTGATCATCCCGTCAGAGGGTGCAACGGATACCAACATCTTCTGGTCGGACGAACAAACCGGCTATCAGGCATCGCCCGACCCGAACCTGGGCATGATCGAGATATTCGCGCGTGAGTTGAACGGCTACATTAAGATTTCCAGGCAGAACCTGGAAGACTCGGTGTTCGACGTGGAAAGCTACCTGCTGAAGCGTCTCACTCGCCAATTCGCGCAAAAAGAGGGCGTAGCGTTCATCTCAGGCAACGGTGTGGCACGTCCTGAAGGCATCCTGACCGTTGCAGCCATCACCAGTCCCGTTGCTGGCGGCATGAACCAGTTTGTCGGAACTGACACCTCAACCCACAAACTCTTGCCATCCGACCTGATCTCCCTCATGCACGCCGGGAAATCAGGCTACCGCGCCACTGGCACCTGGCTGATGTCTAACTCCACCATTGGTATATGCAGGCTCTTTGCTGACACCACGACCCGCCCGATCTGGACGATGTTCGGGGATGTCTTCTCCGAGACTCTGTTCGGTCGGCCCATCGTTGAAATGCCGGACATGCCAAATCAGGCTGGTACGTTCCCCGCGTTTACTGCTGGCCAGTTCCCTGTCATCTTCGGTGATATCGGGCAAGGCTACCAGATCGTTGATCGTGTCGGATTGACGTTCCAAACCCTCAAAGAACTGTATGCCATTCAGAATCAGGTGGCCTTCTTAGCGCGTCAACGTGTCGGCGGCAAGGTGGTCCTGTCTGAAGCAATCTCAGTCTTGAAGATGGGCTAGTTCACACAAGAGAGGAGATACATCCATGGTATTAGATGCAAACGGGCTACCCATTGAAGAGGCAGCACCTACCCCAGAAGAAACGCCCGATCAAGGAACGACAAGACGGGGACGGCGCAAAGCCCCAGAGGTCGTGGTGCTAGAGGGCAATTGCGGCGGTGAGTTGGTGCAACTTCCCGATATCGAGGGCGTCACCTATCACGAGTACACCTGCAAGGTGTGCGGTCAACTCGTGCATGTCGGGCTAGAAGACCTGGAAGCCAACGGCCTGCCGACACAACACCACAAACGGGAGGAGGGTAACTAGATGAGTAATGTCGGACCACTTGGAAAAAACCCGTCCAGGTACTTCT